TGCCTTGACTTGCCTGAGATGACATACGTCAACCGGGAAGTGCAGCTAACTAAACAGCAACAAAAGTATTATGCGTTGATGAAGAACCGCATGACGATGGAGGCGGCAGGGGAAGAAATAACTGCCGTGAATGCTGCGGTCAATCTTAATAAGCTGCTGCAAATATCTTGCGGTGCAGTGTATTCGGACAACAAAGAAACCATTGAATTCGACATCAAAAACCGTTACGCTGTGCTGAAGGAAGTCATCGAAGAAGCGAACAACAAAGTCCTTGTGTTCGTACCATTCAAACACGCCATCGATCTAATCACTGCCAAGCTTATCGAAGACGGTATCAGCGCAGAGATAATTCGCGGCGACGTTTCAGCAGCAAAACGCACTGACATCTTCAAACGATTCCAAGAAACACCGGAACCGAGAGTCCTTGTAATACAACCACAGTCTGCGGCACATGGCGTTACGTTAACCGCTGCGGACACTGTTGTTTGGTGGGGGCCAACGAGTTCGCTAGAGACGTATGCACAAGCTAATGCGCGAGTGCATAGGCCGGGTCAACGACACCCTTCAGTCGTTATTCGTCTGCAAGGTTCTAATGCAGAAAAATATATCTACAAAATGCTAGATAGTAAAATTGATATTCACACAAAAATTGTAGACCTTTACAAAGAATTGCTTGACTAAAGTAATAGGCGGCACTAAATTACAAAGCCCAACAATAGGGAGAAGCGAGATGGAAAGTGAGAAGCCTACCGTACCCGTAGAAAAATTAGTTCGTGTGTATCTGAAGATGCGCAATGCGAAGAACGAGATCGCTGCGGAGTACGACAAGAAGCTGGAAGAAATCGACGCCCAAATTGAACAAGTCAAACGTGCCCTGCTTGACTATTGCAAAGAACAAAACTTAGAAAGCGTTCGTACCGAATCTGGTTTGTTCTACCGCACTATCAAACGAAGGTACTGGACTAACAACTGGGAAGCGATGGGGCAGTTTGTGTTGGAGCACAAAATTCCTGAAGTGTATGAGAAGCGGCTGCATCAAGGGAACATCCAAGCATGGATAGAACAAAACCCGGATAAGTTGCCACCCGGCTTGAACATTGACAGCGAATATCAAATTACGGTGAGGAAGAAATAATGGAACAACACTACGTAACAATAAGCGAAGTAGCGAAGTACTTTAACGTGTCGGTATCGACCGTCAGAGGCTGGATACGAGGGGGCAGCATCCCTCCAAGTACATACCTGAAGTTGGGTAACACATACCGCTTCAGGCTTCCTGAGATCGAGGCAGCGTTGCGCAACGAAGCACCGCAACCTGAACCGAAAGTAGCAGTAGTAGCCAACCCTAACCAATTAGAGTTGGATTTTAACCCCGATGAAGACATCTAGGAGAAGCGAAGATGAGTGATATAGCTCTGTTTAAAGGCGGTGTTCCTGCCTACCTGAAGGAACTGCAAGACGATAGCACGAACGCAATTGCTGGCGGCGGTGATGATCTTGGTCAGTACCGTATCTCTATCAAAGGCGGCGCATTCCGCGAGATGGTGGGTAACAAAGAAGTACGCGTCAGCGAAGAACGTGCGATGAATGTGATTATCGTCAAAGCCGCACCGAATGTGTACCGTTCATATTACGAGGGCGCATACGTTGAAGGTCAAAACGCTTCGCCAACATGCTGGTCTGTGAACAACCAGACCCCCGCTGATGTCGTACCTGCGGAACAAAAGCAAGCTAACCGCTGCATGGACTGCAAGCAAAACATCAAGGGTTCGGGTCAAGGCGAAGGGCGAGCCTGTCGTTACCAGCAGCGTATTGCTGTGTTGGTAGAAGGTGAGACAGATCGTCGTAAAGTCGCACAGGTTATCCTGCCTGCTACGTCGGTGTTTGGTGAAGGCGAGAAAGGCAAGCTGCCGTTGCAAGCTTATGGTCGTCACTTGAAAGCGCACAACACACCAGTGGTCGGCGTGGTTACTGAGATGCGTTTCGACATCAATAGCCCGACACCTAAGCTGTTCTTCAAGCCAGTACGTCCCATTACTGAAGAAGAGTTTGAAGCAGTCAAGGATGTAAAAGACTCCCCCGAAGCTGAAAAAGCTGTGTCGTTTATCGTCGCGCCACCTAAAGCTAAAGAAGAGGGCGCGGACGAAGAGTTCGAACAGAAGCCGAAAGTCGAGACTAAGGCTAAAGCCGAAGCAGAGAAAGTTGAAGAGCCGAAGAAAGCTGCATCCAAAAAGTCAGCCGAGCCAGCACCTGAGTTGGCGAATCTGGTCGATAACTGGGACGACTAATCTTCATGGGGGAAAGCGGATGCTGCCAATTTGATTAACACGGTCTGTGATCAAGGCAGACGCAGCGAGTACCCCACCTTTTCTTTCTCTGGACGGACATGCAAACAATAGAATTCTTAAAGTCAGTCCTGAGTGATGAAGGTTACTACTGCACTATCAGTATCAATCTTGAGACTGAGGAAACAGTGCGGAAGTTGCATTCGTCTATCGAGGAAGCGTATAAACGGGCAAAAGAAATATCGGAGAATGGGTTAAATGCGTACTTCTCAACCGCCACGTTTGAAACTGATAAATCGAGTAAGGCTGCTAATGTAAAACATAAGAAAGCGTTCTATCTAGACATCGACTGCGGCCCGACAAAGGCTGTACCAAATCAGTACGGCAGGATCGAAGGGTATATAGACCAACCAACAGGGCTTGCCGAACTGCGCAAGTTTTGTAAAGTCATGTCTTTGCCTAAACCCACACTGGTCAATTCCGGTAGGGGCATCCATGCGTATTGGGCGTTGACCGAAGTTGTATCGGTAGACGATTGGTTACCTATAGCGGAGAAACTTAAGGAAGCATGTAAGCTAAACAACTTAATAGTTGACCCCGCAGTTCCGTCAGATGCAGCACGTATATTGCGGGTACCGGGTACGCTGAATTATAAAGACACACCACCATCGGACGTATACGTGTTAGGGGAGTTTGCTCCCCCAGTATCTTTGGAGAAGTTTGCTGAGTGCTTTGAAGATATTACCGTAAGCGGTGGGAAGTATGTACCGAACGTAATGGACGATGTTACCAATGCGTTAGCAGGTAGCTATAGTAATTCGTTCAAGCTGATTATGCAGAAGACCGCAGCAGGTAAAGGCTGCGCACAGTTAGGGTACGCATACACTAATCGAGACAAGATTAGCTACCCGCTATGGATCGCTGCATTATCGGTAGCCAAGTTCTGTACAGACGGTGAGAAGGCAATACATAAAATATCGTCGGGACATCCTGACTATGATCCAACAATAACTGAGAAGCGTGTAGCACCAATCAAAGGGCCATACCGGTGCACAACGTTCGACGAGTATAACCCCGGGGTGTGCGGCGATTGTCCGTTTAAAGGCAAGTTTGGTAGTCCGATTGTGCTCGGACGTGAGGTTCAAGAAGCAAGCGAAGAAGATAACATTATTCAGGATCGCCCAGAAATAAACACTGAGATACCGCTACAGACTTATGTAATCCCGCAGTATCCAGCCCCTTACTTCCGTGGCAAGGCGGGGGGAGTGTTTAAGAAAGCCAAAGATAAAGAAGGCGACCCTATCGAAGTGGCTGTGTACCACAATGATATGTACATCACTCGGCGCTTGAACGACCCGGATGTTGGAGAGTCAGTTGTTATGCGGCTGCATCTACCCAAAGATGGCGTAAGAGAATTTACGGTGCCATTGGTTAACTTGCTATCTAAAGATGAGTTTAGAAAGAGTGTCGCCCCTAAAGGGGTTGCGGTGTTGGATATGGGAGAACTTATGTCGTATACAAATTCATGGGTGAATAAGCTGCAAGCTACGACATCCGCAGATATAGCACACCGTCAATTTGGTTGGACAGATGATCGTAAAGTTGCATTCATAGTAGGTGAAAAAGACATTCGTGGCGACCGCGTGGACATAAACCCACCGTCAAAATCCACGGCTACATTGTTCCCGGCGTTTGAAAGTAAAGGGACTATTGAAGGGTGGCGAGGGATCATGGAGTTCTATAACCGTCCCAAAATGGAGCTTCATCAATACGTTATTGGGTTGAGTTTTGGATCGCCGCTGGTAGCGTTCACCCCGGTCAATGCAAGCCTGTTTCACATGTACAGTAAAGATACAGGTGTGGGTAAAACCACCGCATCGAAAGCAGCACTTGGTATCTGGGGGAACCCTGATCAACTGATCATGCAGGAGCGAGATACCCCTAACTCTAAGATGAACCGCCTTGAGATGTTGAAGAACGTCTTTGCCGTGTTCGACGAGTTAACCAACATCGAGCCTAAAGACGCAAGCGATATGATGTATCAGATCACTGGCGGCTTGCAGCGTAACCGACTATCTGGTGAGGGTAATAAAGAAAGATTCCGTGGAGCGCCGTGGCACACAAACGCGGTCAGCACAGGGAACACCAGCTTGCTAGAGCGTGTCAGCTTGTACAAAGCAGTACCGAAAGCAGAAGCAGGGCGTGTACTTGAGTACCGGGTTGAGCCGCATAAGTTTGATTCCAAAGCAGAAACGGACGACCTGAGCGTGGCAATCACTCAGCATTACGGTCACGCGTGTATGCCGTACATACGGTATGTGATCGAAAACTTATCTGAAGTTCAGGAGCTATTTAAAGACACGCAAAGACGTATTGACATTGCAGCAGGGCTGTACCAACCACACCGGTTCTGGTCAGTTCAGGCAGCATCGAGTATTACAGGATCGATTATCGCCAAACGAGTCGGCTTGGTTAACTTCGACATCCCCGCGCTTGTGGCATGGGTCATTGAAATGTTGATCACGGCGAAGGGCGAGATTGAGCAAATGAGCGGCACGGTCGAAGACCTCCTAGCCAGCTTTTTGTCCGAGAACTATAACAACGTATTGCGTATACGTAGCACTGACGACGCCCGTGGTTCCAACGCAGATGCGCTAGAACATCTTATTGTTCCAGACGCTACGCCGAGGATGACGCTGGTCGCCCGATATGAGTACGACGTTAAGAAAATGTACATCCTGCCAAAACCATTAAAGCAGTGGTGTGTTCGTAACCAACACAACTATTCGGCGCTAGTAAATGGGCTGAAGGAAGGTAAGACTAAGGCGGTGTCTAAAAAGATACGTATGGGTAAAGGTACCAACATGAACTTGCCCTCCGCCGACGTCTGGGTTCTGGACTGCACTGAGTTTAGTGATGACGAACTACCGGTTATAAATGTCGCCGATCCAACCTGATGGAGTTCCTATCTTCGTGGCATGGCACGACCTTGTTATCGGAGGATCAGTTTTCATTCCAGCAATAAACCTGACCAAGCTGCGTAAGCAGATGACAAAAGAGGCCGAGCGGCGTGGGTTCAGGGTTGTTGGATGGGAGCGGATTGAATCGGGGAAGTTGGGTATGCGGTTCTGGCGAGTTCTATGATAGGATCAAATCGACGGCGTGGCCGTCTCTCGCTTCTCCTCACCCCGAGGAGTTTCCCCGGCCTAGAGCCGGGGTTTTTTTAGTCCTCATCAAACGGGTTGATAACGTCCTCGTAGATGTCGCCGTAGCCTTCATCGAACTCACGAGCGTTCTGTAGCAACTCACTCCGCATACCTTTACTTAACGTAATCCCGTGGTACATGGTAGCGGACGTCTTAGCGTGTTGCCGCATCGAAGTGATAATCGTGTCGGCGTCAATCCCAAGTCCGGGGTGTTTCTTCTGTAGCTTCATCAAATCTTGGAGGGCCTCCTGTGCTTTGGAGGTATCGCCAAAACGTGTTGCCACATAGAACTGTCGGAGCAGCTTAGTCTTCTTCTCGTTAACCGACTTGTCTAAACCTTTCTCGGTCGCGTTGATTTCAAGCTGGCGAGTGTACTCTGCGGGGGCAAAACCGAACGCTTGCGCGAATACGTTCCAAGCCCCTACGTCCCCAGTAATAGGGTCACCCCGCAAGGTAGTTGTACCTTCAGTGGCGTAACGGTGGGCTTTTAGTATATTGGCGATGGCCGAGGGCAGCATAGCCTCAATACCGCGCTCGGTATGCCCTTCGGAAATAAGTTTCAAACCTCTTTCCATGCGGCTGGCTACACCGAAAACCGGGCCGCCCATCGTCTCGGCTAACGAGGCAACAACGGAAGTAGACTCAGAGTATTTCTGGTCACGGAAGATCAAGTCACTCAAGCCAATACGAGATGCAATATCTAGCCCAGTGGTGGCGTTGATTGCCCCGCTGTACACACCCTCACCCAAGAACTTACGGGTGGCTGTGTCGAAGTCATCTTCGTCATCGTCCTTAAACATGTTGTACAGCATGGCTACCATG